CTGGAAGTCAAAAGAGGTTAGTGCAGGGCTTCCACCAGTACCTGTAACCTGCAAGCCACCATACCAAACTTTAGAAGTGTTTTTTTCTACAAAATAAAGACGCTCTTTGTACGCAGTAACATTGATGAGCGCATTTGTGCTAACGCCTGTGAAAGTCAGGTTAGAGCATGTGCCTGTGCCAGTGTAGACTTGAGCGTTATCTGCCCCGTTACAGAGATAAATATTGTTGGCGTATGTCACCCATTGCCACTGTCCGCTGGTTGGCGTTGTAGAGCCTGTAATGTTGGTGACTGTACCGCCTGTGCTTACGCTATAAATGCCTGTGTTATTGCAAGCAATGAGCTGAGATGTGCCGTCTTTAAGATGAAGCGGGGCGAGCAGATTTAACCCGCTGGCAAGGCCAGTATTGGCAAACTGCTCGTACCCCAATCGAACCGTAGGAGCCCCAGCGCCAGGGAACACATTGACGAGTTCCAAAGCAAACTGGGGGTCCATATTGTCGATAGGACTTACAAGGTCAAGTCCTCCATAAGGAGGCGACATTGTGAAGCCTTGAAACGCCATAGTTACTTCAACCGATTAAGCATGTCCTGACTGTACTGCCGGAACTGGGGCATATTTTGAATCTGAAGCGGTGGCCCTTGCTGGAACTGACCAGGCTGAATCTGCATTGGATTGCCAAGCTGACTATTCCACGGCCCCTGCTGCATCTGATTTATAGCTCCCTGTCTCATCATCTGTCGTGGGTCCATCGGCATTTGACTTGCGCCATACGCGACACCTCTAAGTTGATCGCTTATGTTGCCGCCCATGCCGTTAGGAGTATTGATTGGGTAAGGCTGCATCCCTGGCATAGAGGGCTGTGGCACTGCTTGCTCTTGGCTACGGTCTATTGGTCGAGCATTAAACCTGGCAAGGCCGCTTTCAAGCTGCTTACGCATGTCAGTTTCTGGCTGCATGTACTGAGATGTAGCTTGATTTACAGCGTCAAGAGCAGCTTGCTGCGATGGACCAGCAAAGTTAGCTGGAGGAGCAGAAGGCACTCCCTTATCAAGCAATCGAGAAAGATTCTCGCCAAGCTTTCGTTCAGCCGCTCGTGGGGTGGTCTGTCTTACCAAGTTACCCTTAGCGTTTCTATAGACGCCAGGAGATATCCGAGTCATGTTGCCCTTTGGATCTCTTACTATTGCTCCACGCCTCATAATTATTTCCCTTTCTTAGCCTTTGTCTTGCCGTAATTAGACCGTAACGCTTCTCCAACTGTTTTTGATGCGCTTACTTTTCCCTGGTCATTCATGTACATGCCAGGACTGACGCGCACTACCTGCCCTTTTGCTGGTCTTGCTATTGGCTGAGGCGCTCCAGTTAATGATGGCATTGCCTCTGCAAACTTACTTTTGCCAAGAATGGATTGAATATTTGCTAAAACGTCAGCCTCACTCTTAGCATTACTGGTAGCGGCATTGACCAACATGCCAGTAAATTGCTCAGGTTTAACGTTTTTACTGTTCGCGCCGTAAAGATTACGAATCATCGGGTCAATCTTATCGGTAGCAAACTTTGCTAACGGGTTGGAAAAGTCTACGTCCCAAGCATTTCTCTCTGTCTTGCCGTCGATGTTCGTGCCAACGTTTTTGTATTTGGTTTTGCCATCAAGCCCGACATTAAACGTAGAGCCATCGGCAAGCTTTACCTGGTATTTGTCATCAACCACACCAGCGTCTTTAAGGTCGCCACGGAAGTCATCGCGTATCTTTTGCGGCATCGACTTGCCAGACTTTAGACGCTCTCCGATGCTGCCTTTGCCGAGAAGCCTAGAGGCAATATTTGGCACTCCACCAAACATCACGTTTATGCCCTGGTTCATCCAGTCGGCAGAATCTCCCTTGCCGCGCAAAATGTCTTTGCCGCCTGTCTCATACATGTTTTGTAAAGCTATTGCGGCTGCTGCTACGGGTAGAGCAACTGAACCAACACCTGCAAGGCTAGACGCGCCCCCAGCAGCCCCAGCTCCCCCAGCAGCCCCGGCACCAGCTCCAGCACCTGCTGCTCCGGCACCGGCAGCTCCAGCGCCCGCCGCGCCTGCTCCAGCAGCACCAGCACCGGCAGCACTAGCACCGCCCATGAATTGACTTGCAAGGTAACCAGCTCCAAGAACGCCGCCAACCTGTCCAGCAGCGCCAGCAAGACCTGCCTTTTCTTCTGCGCTTGCTTGCTCTTTTGCTATCTGCTCTGGTGTCTTGCCAGGACCAAATCGAGCTTGCACCTGCTGAGCCGCTGTGTATGGGTCCATGCCAGAGCCACGCAGCCAGAGAAAGTAAGCTTTGGGGTCAGTTTGGGTTATTTGAGGCTCTTGCATTTCTTATATCCACGTTCCGAAGACAGCTACACCATTACGAGCAAACAAATTGCCCCTCACCTGACCGCCAGCAAAAATGATTTTGCCATTCTGCTCGCGGCTGAACTCTTCATGAAGCTGCATATCAAATCGAGGCTTGATGCTATCCAAGCCGTGGATCTCAGCGAATCGCTCAAGTACTCCTTGCTCTACAAGCTTTTCGCTAAAGAAGCTTACATCAGTATCGGCAAGAAACTCGCTGTAAGGGCCGTCGTAATAAGTCCAGGTTACTCCACCATCTGAGGCTGAGCCGGAAGTGTGCGTTGGAGCTGTTGCACCAGTAACTCCACCTGCCGTAGTCGTGTAATAGTTTCCGTTGTTAAAGCAATAAGAGTTTGCTGCAAAAGTTGTACTTGTCGCCCATGTCTTAGGACGAACAGAACGATCAGCAATATACTCAAAAATAATAACATTACCTGCGTACGAGGTTCCCGGCGTAGGGCTGATAAGAAGCTGAGAGTTGTTGATACCCCGGATCTGAAACCGCTGATAGACCGTCGTATTAAGGCCAAAACCTCGAATCTCTGCATATTCCTGCTCTGTCATTGGCCCTAGAACTCTCCATCGAGTCGAAGAGTTCCAGAAGGTTTCGTAATGGTAGTAAGAAAAAGCGGCAGGAAGCTGGTAGGTAGCTTGTCCGTTGACCAAAGTGATAGCGCCAGAGGCGTAGCACTTCGGCCACGGATAAGCTTCAAAGATGTCACGATTTATACGATTAGCTATGGCGAGAAGCTGCTTAGTAGTCGTCTCGCTGGAAGCTACAATGTTGGAATCAACAGTATAGCCAGCCTCATTAGCAACATTCGTAATAATCGTTTTTAATGTCATGCCTTTCTTGGTCTACCTCGTGGCTTGGGTTGCGGCTCGTCTAAAAGCTCATCTGCCGTCATGATTGCTGCCGGTTCAGATACAGCCATCTCCCTACGTGCTGGCCGTAAATCAATGCCCTCGTTAGCCTCAACTCGCTGCATCAAAAGCTCAAGCTTATGCTCTAACTGCTCGCGTCGAGTTGTCTCACGCTCAAGCATCTGCTTTAGCTTTACCACTTCACTCTGGTCTGACTTGGCAGCATCAAGCCAATCTTTGGCAAGCTTTACAAACTTAGAGAGCGGTCCAAGCTTACGTTTCACTTCATCCGTTGCTTGGGCAAGCTGCTCTACAGTTTTGAATCCAAGGTACTGCAATTCACGCATGGCAGAGCCAGCCATAAGCGGCCATTCTGCAAGCGGGGTTCCTTCCGTTACAGGCTCAGAACCAGCTTTAAATCGTGCATACTGCTCGGGATACTCTGCTATGTCCTGTGGCTCGATACGGCGTACCGTCTCATCCTGGCCTGGCCACTGGATTGAAATAGAAGGGATCTCGTCAAAGATAGGCCGTCCAGCAGCAAGCGATTTCTCTCTATTCTCATTGTAAGAATAAAAGAACTTTACGTTCGCTCCGCTGTAACGCTTCTTCGGTTGGGAATTTCCATTCATAATGGACTGCCAATCGATTTGTGCCATAGTTTCTCCTTTGTAGGCTTTATTGCCTACCTGGTTATAGCACTAGCCTTCAATAACGGTAACTGTGTTAATCGGGCTGCCACTGGTCTGATACGCCGTGATAGCTCCGGCTGGAACAAAGCCAGCGTCAAAGCGAACCACATTAGAGCCAGCAGTGCTTGGCAGCACGTAACAAAAATTTGTTGCTGTCGGGGTTATGCCCGTGAGCGTTGCGCCGCTAAAGCTGATAGCTATGTTGGCGGCTGAGTTGTTTTGAATCAGAAGAAAGTTGCGAAATGGCTTTGCCGCCAGAAGCGTCGTGCTTGTAGCAGTTGCTATAGTTGGCGTTGTAGTTGTGGCGTTACCAGCAAACGATGTCATAAATCACCATAAAGCGGGGGGATTGCTCCCCCCTGTAGCATTAAACAGCCTTGGTAAACTTCAGGTAGAAGTAGGACGTGCCATTCGATACCACTACGTAGCAGTTAGTATCGGCATCAGCATCCTTCACAATACCTACAAAGCCAGTCCCTACTGCGGCAGGAGTACCAAACGAAGTGGTTAATTCTGCTGCTGTCGGGGTTGTGTCATTGACGTTGTTGATAGCCATTTTGGTGCGAACACCGCCAGCAGTAGCTACTACTGCATTGGTGCTCGTAACGGTCGTAAAGGTTCCGTTGGAAACCTCAACCGCTTGCTCTGGTGGCATCCCAAGACCCATTAGGTTTGTTACGCTCGGCATAATACCTCACAAAAACGGGGGGCTTTTACACCCCCCTATTGATTAGTTGACCTTCAGATGTCCAACCGATGCAAGCTCTACCGCTGCTGCTGGTGTGGTCGAAGCCACGCCAACAACGTAGGAGATCTTGGTTGTCGAAGCATCATCAGCCACGCCAGCCGTTGCAGTGGTGTTGAGGTTGTTCTTAGCTACATAGTTTGCAGCTACCTTGCCTCTAATACCCCTTCCAGCTCCGCCGCCTTGCAAGCCACCAACCCATACCCAGAAGTACTCGTCATTGGCAGCAGCTACCTGAGCTACGCCGATAAGAAGTCCCTGAGAGCCAGCATTCGTAGTTGTAAGCATAGCGGCCTGGCCATCTGCCTCAATCTTTACGAATGCATACTGGTCGATTGCTCCATCAGCCTGTACGAATACAAACTCCCCTTCTGGACCGCTTCCTACTGACCCAATTCGGGCCGGAAGGTTAAGGTAAGGAGAGGTGCTGCTAAGCGACCAAGTTGTTTTGTAATTAACGCCGAAAGATCCTACCTGTGACATATTCTAGTCCTCCACTATTAAGCGTAAATAACAGCCTGAAGTGCAGGAGCGGAACAGCAGAGGTTTCCTTCAACGATAATAACCGTGAAGAAAGCATCCTGATCTACCGGACGCGCCATTTCTGGAGCGAGCGGCTTGAAGTCTGCACCACGAACCATGTCGAAAGTCCAATACTTAGTATTGAGCAATCGGCACGAATTGGTCTCAAGCACTGCTGAACCGTATCCACCGTCAAATACGAAGTCACATCCGTCATAGCTGAGCGTACGGAAACCAGCTACAGCCTTCTTTGCAGGAAGCTGAATACGCTGAATTGCAGTAAGCGAGCTGTGGAGGAACTTCCAAGCAGTACGATCCATGAGGCCAAGGTCAGGCTGCTCGTCACCACGAACAATCTGGCTAATAGCGTCAGTGATCTGCTCTTGGACGTTGGAAGCGGAGAGCGTTACGTTTACAGCAAGGTTTCGCGCCCAGAGGTTAGTTCCACGGTCAATCGTTCCGTAGGAGCCAGAGCTAGGCGAAGTCGAAACTGCCTTCTTAATACCGTCGAACTCAAGTCCAACCGAGCCAGTTCCATCGCCACGAAGCGAGGTTGAAACGGTATTCTTGAGGCGGCTGATAGCGGCCTTCATCTTCATCTCAGCGAGGTCGAGGAGCATAGCCTCATCGCGGTTGGCGCGTCTGTCGCGTCCGCTGATAGCTACAGGCTCATAAACCTGCTTGATTGCGAATCGAAACGCCGTAGCGTCATCGATGGATGAAAGGTCGAATGAATCGAATCCGGCATAGAAACCGCCGACAGCGTTATCATTGTACATGATAGGCTTACGGAGTTCATATCCACCGGAAAACTTACGAACAAGACCCTGCTCATCAAGCGAGGCCAAAAGCGGATTGTGATG